GTGCCGGCTTATCTCGTTTCTGGCCATGTGACGCCGATTCAAACGGGTCTAGACGCCGGTAAAATCACCATACCTGCTTCGCCAGACAATGTTCTCAACTTCATCCTTGATGGGGTCGAGGCCGAGGCGACGGGTTCGATCACGACGGTTGCGGGCGCGAACCTTGTCGACGGGGAGACGTTTACCCTCGATGATGGCTCGAATACACCGACCGTCTTCGAATTTGATGATGATGCGACGGTTACGGCGGGACGCGTGGCTGTCGCGTTCACAGCGCTCAACACTGCAACGCAGATTCGCGACGCAATCATCTCTGCAATCAATGGTGTTGGTGCGGGGCTCGCGATAACGGCCTCGATAGGTGGCTCGGCAAAGGTCGCCCTTGTGAATGATGACACGGGCACGGCGGGCAACGTACCCATCACGCACACGGTCGCTGATGCTGGTTTCGCGGTCATTGGCATGACCGGCGGAGATGGCGTCGTGAGCGTGCCCATTACCGCCGGTAATCGGACGCCCGCAGAGATCGTGGACGATATCAACGCGATCATCGACGAGACGGCTCCATTTTCGGGAACGGCGCCGAATGAGCTTGCGTCTTTCGTTCAGATTGGAAGCTCGACTGGGGATGTCTTCTTCATCCTGAAGGGATACACGACCCCAGCCGCGCTCCCGGCCGGCTTCGATGATCTTGCGAAGGTGCGCATTGTCCAGGGGACCGTCGAGACGCTTTTGGGTTTCACGACGTACCAAGAGGCAAATGGGACGTCGGGGGCCATCAACAAGCCCGCGACGCTTCTTGGATCGCTTGTGGGTCCGTTCAACATCACGTCGGGTTTGAACGACAACTTCAAATTCCGCGTGAATGGATCCGAGTATCAAGTGACGTTGCCCTCCGGCTCGGCGGTTTCTGCGGCTGACGTGGTGACCGAGATTGGGGCCGTCGTAGCAGGCGTCGCGTCGGTTGGAACGGGCGTGAATCTCAACAAGATCCGCTTGACGTCGACAACCAACGACGCGCAATCGTCGATTCTCATTCTCGATGGGACGGCGAATGCTGTACTTGGGTTTGCCGAAGGCGATCAGGCTACGCAGACCTTCGTCGCAGCTCAAGAAGTCGTAAATGCGCTTCTCGATACGACGAACTTCCTCACGGAGGGTGTTGCGTACACCGATACCATTGACGGGTCGACGTACATCACCATTGAGTCGCTTTCGACGGGCTCGGCTTCGAGCAGCATCGTTTTCACCTCCGGGTCGAACTCTGCCTTCAACTCGTCGACGGGCATCGGGATCACCCCCGGAACCGATGGAGACATCGGGGAAGACGCGGTGGACAATTTCGTCGTCACGTCGAGTAATGCAGACGGGTCGAGCGGAACGGGATACCCGGGCCAGACATACACGGACGAGCAGACGGGCCTACGATTTACGGTCCTTCCTGCATCGACGGGCTCCTACGACAACGGCGGGAGCTTCACAATGACGGTTTCGTCGACCTTCAAGGTCGACCCGGCGCGTCCCTTCCTTTCCGTGCCCGGTTTGGAGCTGCTCGTCACCAACACGGTTGGCGTTGGTGTCAACGACACGGCGACGGTACAGACTTTCCACCCGGGAGGCATCGAGCCCGCTGTAGGTGATTTTTACTACATCACTTACAACTACGCGAAGCGCGATTACTCGACGCGTCTCTTTCGCACGGTGAAGTCGATTGAGCAAAACTTCGGTTCAATTTCTGCGGAAAACCGGGTGAGCCTTGCTTCGTATCTCGCGATCCAAAATGGCGCTCTGATCGTTGCAATCAAGCAAGTCCTCAAGGCTCCGCAGACGAACCAGGCGACGGACAAGGCATTTCTTGATGCCCTCGACGAGTTGCGACAAACCCTTCGAGGCAACGTCAAGCCGGACATCATTGTCCCTCTTGCGACGACGACGCCGGTTTACTCGCGGCTCGTCCAGCACGTCGAGACGATGTCGAACATCCGCAACCAGGCCGAGCGTATGGGCTTCATTGGTTTCGCCTCGGGGACAAGCCCAACGAACGCACAAGCGATTGCACGAAGCCTCGGATCAAACCGTATCGTTGCGTACTATCCCGATTCTGCGGTCATTACCTTGACCGATGAACTCGGACAAACGTTCGATTCGTTGGTTGATGGATCGATGTTTGCGGCGGCCGTCGCGGGCGCGGTTGTGGCTCCGAGCGTTGACGTCGCGACGCCCTACACGCGACGTAGGATCAATGGGTTTTCGCAGATCCCAAGACTTTTGGATCCCGTCGAGGCAAATCAAACCGCGGCGGCCGGAATCACGATTCTCGAAGATTTGCAGCCGCTCATTCGTATTCGTCAGGGTTTGACGACGAACATGAAGAATGTTCTCACGCGGCTCCCGGCGATTACGCAGATCGCCGACTACGTACAGCAGCAGACGAGGATCGTGCTCGATGCTTTCGTTGGTTCGAAGTTCCTTGCTTCCCGGACAAACGAAATAAACGTCTCGATGACGGGTTTGTTCAAGCAATTGATCCAATCGGAGATCATCACCGCCTTCACGGGGATCTCTTCGGCCATCGACGCGAACGACCCAACGATCATTCGAGTACAGGCGTTCTATCGCCCTGTATTCAGCGTCGATTTCATCGTCGTTACATTCAGTATAAGGGCGACTTTCTAAGTCCCACCGTCACATACAATAATCTGTGGACAGGCAGGTAATCCCGTGATAAGATTGCCCCATGCCTACAACGCAAGTTTCTTGTCGCGTCTGCGGCCATTCCGCGCAGACGCTCGCCCGACATCTCAAAGCGGTTCACAGCATCACGGCGGACGAGTATCGTGCTCGGTTCCCAGACGCTCGCATACGCTCCGAGGCATGCGAGGAGAATCGGCGGGCTGCATTTCGCAAGGCTCTCCAAGAAAACCCTCGCAATGGGCTAAAGAAGACCGTTGATTGTCCGTATTGTGGGACGAGCCACGAAGTCGGATGGTCTGCGCCGAAGGACATTCCTTGTGCGACGTGCAAAGCGCGTTTGGAAGAGGAAGAATGGGCGGGCAAGGTTGAAGGTGAAGACTTTGTCACGTGCCTTGGCTGCAAGCATCGGGCAGATAGCCTCGTGACCCATGTCCGGAACGCGCATCCCGAGTGGAAGGGTTGCTATCCTGGCCCAATCGTCGCGGCGCGTTCACGACTCCGGGACAAGGCGTATCTTCTTGGACGAAAGCATTCGGACGAGACGCGAGCGAAGATGTCGGCCAATGCTGGCCGGTGGGCAAAGGGCCTGACGAAAGAAACGGATCCTCGAATTGCGCGGGCCGCGGAAGCAATGCTTGGTCGCCCTTCTTGGTCGAAGGGTTTGACCAAGGAAACAGACCCCATTTTGCGCAGGGCTGCGGAGAAGCAATCCTTGTCAAGAACCGGCGTCCCCAATGATGCAGCCCGACTCGATCTCACAAGTGTAGACTTCACGCCTTATTTGGATGAGACGGGCGCTGTTGACCGGAGGATGATGTCCGAGGAGCTTGGCATTTGCGAGCGTACGCTTGGTAAGTACATGGAGACGCTTGGCCTGCGGTCCTCGACCAAGTATGTTGATGCTCGTACCGAACGTCGAATCATTCGCTTGGAGAAAGCCGAACTGGAGAAGTTCAAGCTCGGCAATGGGAAGGTTGTTATCGCCCAAGCGATGGCGGCCCTCGGACGTGACTTCAAAGTCATCAAACGTGAATGCGAGCGTCACGGCCTCGAAACGTTCACGCATCGTGTTCGCCAAACCCTTTGCCTCGAAGCCGTTTCAAAAGCTTTGGGAGGCGCTTCATACGAGCAGGAATGGAAGTCTCGGCGCTTTGTCAATCCTCGAACAGGACACCGGTTCCGATTCGACGGCTTCTTTCCCGCTTTCCATCTTGTTGTCGAGTTTCACGGGCACCAACATTGGACCTTCCCGAGCATCTACGTGAAGGACCTTGAAATATACGTAGCGCTCCGCGAGCGCGATCGGATCAAAGAGAACCTCATTCACGCAGATCCAGTGCTCCGCTACTTCGTCGTTCGAGAGGATGAACCCTACGCCGACATCGACTACCTTCGCGAAAGGCTTCTCGACGAAGGCATTTTTGAATAAGTTAACTGATTATCTTTTGATAAGATCGATAAGCTGGGAAACGTGCGTCCGCCCTCGTAAATTTCTTGCGTGTAGACTTTGTCCGTGGCAGAATATGCGCACGTGGCAATGGGCCACGCAATCTCATATTGAAAGGAATACCCATGAAGGTATATCCTCCCGGCACGCCTGCGCCTGCATCAGGGCAATACGAAGAAATCGATCCCAAGGGGAGAAAAACGGGATCGGAGGTCACTGTTCCCAAGGGCAAACCATTGCCTCCTACAACCAAACCCAATTCGGGTTATGAGCTTGTCGATCCAACCAAAAATGGCTCGGGGAAAGTGAAGAAATG